AGAACTGCGCCGCAGAGATGGGCGAGTTCTGACCGACGTTCAACACTTCATAACCCGAGTACGAGTTAGTGTTGTTGGTGGTTTGGTCGTTATACATGATTTCTTGCAAAATCACGTTACCGCCCGAAAATGTCTTAACGTTCCCGCGCTCTTTTAATCGACGAAGCAACGCATTGTTGTTCGTCACGTTATCAGCAAGCTCACCGCTACGGCTCTGAATTGTGGTAGCGATGATGTCGCTGATACTAGAGTTGGCAAATGCCATTTGAATGCTCCTATATCAGTTAATTAAAGACGTTGCTCGACTTCAGCAAATGCTTCTTCGAGTAACGCACGACGGTCGCTGCTCTTGGGAGCCGTGTTTACGCCGGGTGTGGCGCTTCTGACACTCACCGCTGCTGCGCGAGCAGTTTTAGCTGCTCGGTTTTGTTCCTTTGCTTGTCTTGCGGCAGCTTCAGCCTGTTGGGCTTTCGTTACCTGCTCAAACAAGTTCGGATCAAGTCTAATTGCCTTGTCATAAGCGTCATCCAACGTCTGCGCGACCCCACTCTGTAGGAGTTGGATCATGGTCGGTCGGACATCCTCAAAATACTCGGCTTTTAGACTAAATTGGTTGATTTCATTGAGCAGGCTTTGATTTTCCACCATTTCCTGCTGCTGTTTCCAGCCCATGACTTCGCCACGGACTTGGTTCAATTCGTTTTGCAATTGCCACACCAACGGATCTACCGATTGTTGCGGCATTTGTGGCGCTTGACCAGGCTGCGCCTGCGCGGCATTCAAATTGATGCCATACGACTGCGCCAATTGCATGAAATACTGCAACTTGGTCTGCGGGTCGCTGGTACGCAAGCGATGATCCGCCTCCATTAACGCGCCAACGGCTTTGTCGGGCGATAAACCCAAGCCTTGGATCGTCGTCATGTACGGCTGGATTGCTTCCTGTATTGAATCGGCAAACTGCGCCTTTGAAAGCAATGGCTCAACGCCAGCGCGCATTTGTTCTTCGCGCTGCCAGGCGTATTCCTGCAATTTCGGGTCGGCCTTTTGCCAGATTTCGTGATATTCACGACGCCAGGAGGTTGGCGGGCGGCGCCACACCGGCTCTTTATCGTAAAGCGTGTTAAGCGAACCAGATTTTTCAGTTTCCTGCTCGGCTTGCGTTTCCGGCTGTTGCTGCGGCTTCGCAAATCGGCCCGCAGCATCACGCACCACGCTCTCAATCGGCTCGCCCTTCTCGGCTGCCTCGAGTCCTGCTTCTAAAAGTTCACGGCGATCGACAGGAGTGTTGTCCTGTGCCGCTTCCATTGCCGGGTTACTCTCGTCCATTAGCCTCTCCTGTGGGGATTGGTGAAATTGGCTTGTTGACGCAGTTCGCGGATGATGCGATCTGCCTGCTCATTGGTCATGCGGGTGTTGACCATGTGCTTGATGCGCTCGAGTCGAGTGTCGACCGGCTTTTCATGTCGAATGTGTTTGCTTGGATCGTCGTTGCCCACTTCTTCACAGCCGTGAGCCTTGAGATGACGGCGGTGCATCGAGCGTGAGGTGATCATGCTGCCATCCACCATGCTCTTGTACGGCACGATGTCAGGCACGACGTAGTGATAACGCCCCTTGGCGTCCTTTTTACGCTCAACAAACTCGCCGTCGATGTAAACGTAAGTGCGTTTCATTGATCAAAACGTGCTGAATGATGATGTTGGCAGGGTTTTGTTCATTTGCGCGATGATGAGCTTGGTTTGGGCGTCAAGATCCGCCTTGTATTTAGCGGCCTCTTGCTGGCTTTGCAGCTTCATGGCCTCCAACTGCGCCTCAAACTGCTGCTTTTGCTGCTCCATCGCCAGTTTGGTCTGGTTTTTGAGCTGCTCCATCTGCATCTGCTGTTGGAGTTTGGCTTGCTGTAGCGCCGACTCCATCTGCATCTTGGACGCTTCCATCTGACCCTTCTGCTGCAACTCGGCTTGCTTGCCTTGCTGCTCGCCATCAGGCTGCTGTTGAGCGGCGGCTTGCTGTAACTGCTGCAACGTGGAGTCAATCTGGCCCTCAATCGGTCGCGCGGCCTTAAATGCCTGCATACCGAAGCGCAGCAACTCCATCATCATCGGCACCATCTGCGGGCTGGCCTGGCCAACCGGCAAGGCTTGCGCAAGGAACCCACCGAACGCTTGCAGGAACTGCATACGATCCTGCTTCATCTGGTTCTCATCCAGCATCACAAGGCTGTCGGCGGCGATGTCGATGCGGAAATTGCGTAGCGGCTTGTCCTTGAGCAGCTGCAACGCCTGCGGGATCAACTGCTGATCCGCTGGTGTCATCTGTTGAGCCGCGGCATAAGCCAAAATCGTCTCGGGCTGGTAGTGCAAGCACATGACTTGCGCCTTGAGGCGAATCAGCTCGGACGCAAAGAGGGCAACGTCCTCTTGCAGCGCGCGCAGTCTCAATCCTGCGTACTGTCCTTTAATTTGCTGGGCGGTCGCCGTTTCCGACGCGAACGAGGTGCCTCGGATGATGTCCGAAATACCCGTGATTTCGTAGATTTGGGACTTGATGTCCTCTCTTGCTCGGTAGCAGTTGAGGAGGGCGTTGGCGAGGGTGTCGAGCGGGAGGAGGTCAATGCTGCCTTTAAGGCCGCCCTTCTCGCTGAAAGCCATCCACTTATCAACTGGTATAAGTGCATTGTTGTCGCCCTCCGTCAGTAGGCGTTGCAGCGCAGGCTGGCTGGCGTCGTATACGCCACGCACACGCAGCGCCTTGACCAAGCCATCAATGCGGTCGGACAGGATGTCCAACTCCATCGCCTGGTCTTGATAGAGAACGAAGTCAGGAACCGGAACCAGCGTGTCGCTCGTAATCGTGGCATACAGCGGTTTCGGACACGGGAAGAAGCCCTCGAGGCCGAGCGGATCGTCGCGCTCGTCAATGATCTGCGGCATTCCCTTGCAGAACCAATAGACCTTCTGCTTTTCCTTGTCCCACAGCTCGCAGATCTTTGCGCGGTTGTAGGTACGCTTGGACTCGTTGTAAGCGTTGAGCGGCTCTGGCCCTTGGTCGAGCGGGATCTTGCGCGCCATTTCATCGCCAAACCGTTCTGCCAGCGCCTCGCGGGTCATATAAACCCAGCGCCACACGCAGGTGACTTCTTCCCAGGTGCGCGCCTGTGAGTGGCCGAAATCACGCCAATGGACGTAATCGGTGGGCGCACACTCGTACTCGATACGCTCAAGCGATGGCGGGGCGCCTTCACCCTGCTCAATGTTAGACGTCACGCTGACGCCATCATCCTCAATGCCGATCGGCGCAACGTGCGGCTCATAACGCACCCAGGATGTGCCGCGGCCACCGAGGAAACGATCCTCGACGCAATAGCTCATCGTCGAGCGGAAATCGGGGTAATGCTCAATCTCAAAGTCGATCGCGCGCTCGAGCAACTGCCCGGCTACGCGACCCACCGGATCGTTGTCGCCAAAGCGGCGGCTGATGTCGGCCTTCGGGAGCTTGGCGTACACGGCAGGCTTGAGCGTCTGCACGTTTGACCAAAGGATGTTGAATTTGGCCGATTCGGTGAGCGTCTGCCCGCGGGTATCGTCACGGTAACGCTTGATGATCTTTTTGGTGCGAGCTGACCACTTGGCAAACTCGTTGTCGTACTGACCGATCGTCTTGAGATACTTCTCGAGATCGCGGCTCATCATCTGTTCCATCAGTCGTTCCCCTTGTTCCGGCTGCTGATGGCCTTTGCCTTGGCTTTGGCTTCCGCCTTACTGCCGGCGCCCCAGGCTTTGAGTGCGAGGGCTAGGCGTGTCGGCTCACCGTTCTTAACCATTGGCCCAGGCATATTGCCCATGCGAGCCAGAAAGGAAGCGCGGCGCGGGTTATCGCCTGACTTAACCGGCGGCTTGAGGGTGCCACCCGTCTCGGCCTTGTAGCTGGCACGACCCTTGGCGTTCAAACCGCCTTTCGGGTTCTTGCCCTCTTTGCGCTGCCAGGCTGCTGTCATTTCTTGGCCGTCTTGGCTGATTGTCGGAATGCGTCTGCGGTGGGCGCGCCAGGCTCACCAGGCTTGCGGGTGCGCTCTACCGGGCGCCCTTCCCGACGTTGCCGAGCTTGCCGTTCCTGCTTGGCAAGAATGTTTGCGTACAGTCCTGCCTTGCTCATTAGACGTAATCGCTGAACAGGCCAACGACGGCCATTGAGGAGTTACCGCTGCAAGTGGCGGTGATCGCGCCCTTGGTGGCGACGTTCAGCTCAACGCTATATACGCCTGCGGTGGTCGTGGCCGGGAAGCTCACCAGGGTCGTGTTGCCGTCTTTAAGGATGGCCGACGCTTCGGTGTTCGATGCGACATTGACAACCACTCGCTGGATGTACGCGCCAACCGATCCAAAGGCGGTCGTGGACGTAGCGGCCACGGCGACGTAGTTATACCGAGTGGGGGAAAGGGTACTCATATCCGCGCTCTCCTCGACGTCTGCCGATCGTGGACTGCCCACATATCGTTCAGCGTCACCGTGTTCTGTGGCCCAACCATGAGCGGTTTTGGCTCCATTGTTGGGGACTTGTCAGCGACCTCGCTCCATGATACCGCAAGCATTCGGAATGCGTCACTAGGGTGTGATGTCCAATCGTGCCGCGGTGATTGCCGGAACGCCTTTTTATCTTCGTCATACTCGCGTTGGTATTGGCACAGCGCCTCGATACCATCGCGGCATCTCTCTGCGTCAAACCACACTCGAGGCAGCGTCATGCGTACTGCCTGGATGCCGTTTTGCAGGCCAATGTCCGGCACCACAGCGAGTTTGCCGGCGCCGAGATAAACCGCCAGCTGCTCGATGATGCTGCGGCCCGTCTGTAGGCTCTTGGCCCTGGCGTCATGCGGCAGGTAATGCTTGGCGTATTTGTACGGCTTGCTTTCGACCGCCTCGGCGATGTCGTGGATGTCAGCGCCCGACACGGCGTAGAAGTCGATACAGCGGATCTCACCGCGCGTGACCTGGTAGAACCATATCGCGGTGTCGTCCCGATACCCGAGATCCCAACTTGAATAGACAGGCAGCTCGGGGTCGTATGGCACCCGCGTGATGCGGCCCTGATCCTCTGCCTGACGCATTTCTGAACCGTAAAAAGCACCGAGGAGGGCAGCCGAGAAGCTGGTTTCATACTCCTGCTGGTATTGATCCTCGGTCAATTGCGCTTGAGCGGCGGCTAGCTCGGACGCCGGGAGAATCCCGCTGGTTGACGCGGGCAAGCGCAGCAGGAACCACTCGCTAGGGTTTCGAGTGGCTAGTTCGTAGATGTCATAAAACTGGTTGCGCCCCTTTGGAGTACCGCCGAACACGCACCATCCGTTTTTATCACTCAAAGCGGGGCGAATGACGTTACCCCAAACGCTCGGTTTCCAATCTCCATATTCATCAGCGTACACCCCCGAGTAGCCCATTCCGCGCATCGCATCTGCGTTGTCGGCTCCGAACAAGCGGATCTGGCTACCGTTGATGAGCGTAATGGTCAGTTCCTGCTCGTTGACCGATTGGATGATCGGGTGTGCGCCATCCTTGAAGTATTGCCATGCGACTGCTTTGGCCTGCGATCGGTACGGTGCGACGTAGGCGAATAGGCCATATGGCCCCTGGTACATCGCAGCAGCGCGGATCATGTCATTGACCGCGGCGACGGTCTTACCTGCGCGGCGGTGTGCGACAAGGCAGGCCCAGCGTTTCGTGCGCTCATGAAACGGCATGAACGCCTTGCGCGGGCGATAGGGCAGGATTATTCGGGAGCCATCCATCCGATCTGTACCTTGACCGGGCCGTTGTCCTGGCCGGTGATCTCTTGCCGTGCCAGCTTCGGAACGTGGTACTCGAGCAGGGTGCTGAAGCAGTCAAAGGCAGCTTGCGGCCCCTTCTCCTCTGCGATTTGATCTAGCCACCCTTGGAGACGGTCTGCGTTGTTGTCCACAAATGCAGCTATTGCCTCTCTGGCGGCCTGTGTGGCTTTGTTGGGGCTGCCCTTACGGCTACCGCCCCCTGTCTTTTTGCCTTTTGCCATCGCTTTTTATCGCTCTTTGCGATCAATTCGTTTCATCGTTGCTGTGATAAACTGAAATTTATGCCTTTGGATCAATACAGTTTGCAAATTGTGTGTCAAAGCACATTTGAAAAGCCGAGCCTTCTTCAAGAGGGTTCGATTAAAGCTGAATTTGAAAAGCATCGTGCGCGTTTTGCTCGACAGCCTTTTGATTTGACGGAAGAAAACCGACGCCGAGGTTGGGCCGCTTTTAAGGCTTGGCACCAAACCGAACGAGAGAAAGCTGCCGAGTATCTGGCTCACATTCCTCCTGATTTTTCAGACTGATATTGCTTGTATGCTTCTGTTCCGATCGGCGTTAACAGCATGATCGACAGAAGTGTTGCATCGCCTTTTCGCAAACGCCGTTCCATTTCTTCTACAGAAATTCCTAAAAATTTGGCTTTGTCGGCGATCAAATCATCAAATTGATCTGCATACGATTTACTCTCGCCGCGGATTGCTGACCCTTTGAATTTCTGACCGAACAACTCTGACTTTTTCTTGATCGTTTCGCGGATGCCCGTCCAAACGTCTGCGCTGTAGTCTCTTGGGCTGCGCTTTGCTGCCGTAGCGGCTTCCGATACAGCAGTTTTTAGTGCTTCATAATCGGCGCCTGCCTCCACAATACCTTCGGAACTTGCCGTGAAAATTCCGCGGGTTGGATCTTCTGCGATACGCGCCCAATGGCGATCAAGGACGACGGCTGTCGGATCGCCCATCAGAGCCATCGCTTCTTCCCGAACCTTGTTCTTTTGCAGTCCAGCCAGGTTTCCCTTTTCAGACTGACGCAAGTTAGCGGCTCTCGAGCTTTCCATGCCAATTTTGCTGCCTTCTTTACGCGACATTTGGCCTGGCGGTATGCGGTAATCCGGCTGAATGATCGGTTCTTTTTTGATAAACCGACGCATATATTCGCTCATCGTCTGCAAGTTTTCTCGAGGCTGCGCGTTGGGCGCAGTCGCCGCAATGAATCCGGCAAGTTTGTCGAGGTTTTCGGGGCCATACACACGCTCGAATGATGAGCCGTGCATATCCCACCATTCTTTGTTCATGTGCTTGGATAGATAATCTCTGCCGATTGACGCCATTTCATCCATACGGCCAGCAAATTCGGGCGATTGGATAAATTGACGCCAGTTGCCTACGGGGAAAGACGCGCCTTCGCCTACGTTGTAACCAGCAAGTTGCCCCGTGCGTTCGCCAAATTTCGTAGCCTTGCGAATTTCGGTGGGTTCAAATCGTCGGGATACGTCCAGGTAGGTTTTGCCAGATTCTGGATCTGACCAAGTTCCCAGAAAATTCTCCGGCTGGCCAAGAGCCGCTTCGTTACGTTTTACAAATTCACCCAGCTGGCTTTGTGTTAACGGCTGCCTTGACTCCAAAACCATGTTTCGCGGATCGACGTTGGCGTATTTGCCCATCATCAACCCTTCTTTCGGGGTCGCGCCTGTTGGCAAATTGACCGAATAACCGCCTTTTTGTGTTGCTTCAATAATTGCTTCGGGAGTTGATTCTGCTGACTTACCTAACAACTGCGCGATGCGCTCGGCTTTTGATAATTTAACCAATCCGCCGACAACCGGCGCTGCTGACAAAACCGCCAAACCTTTGCCAACAACGTCGCCTTCTCGATCGGCGCGAATGTAATCTCGCCCTGCTTGAGGGTATTGCAACGGGGTAAACCCTGCCGCGATATCTACTGCGACGTCGCCAGCGTCGGTGCTTTGTGGCTGATCAAGGCTTGTTAATCGGCGAGTAGTTTCCGACGCGCGTTGACCAATCTGTCCGAAACTTGGGCCACGCTCTCCCTCTGCGCCAAATCTCTGGCCGTAATCATCTGGAGCCATTACCGGCACTTGATTTACCAACCTATTTCGCATTTCCTCGATATAGGCCAGCGCGTCAGCAAGACGATTACGGGGTTTTGCCATTATTTAAAACGCTCCAGCTTGTAAATCAACGTTGTAATCTCGGCAACGATTTCGTCCACAATGTTTTGCAGGTCAGTTTCCTGCGGTAAGTCGCCTCGGATACCCTTCACAAACGTCAACAGGCTATCGGCGTATTTTTTCGCGTCCGATTGAACCTTAAAACCTTCGGGATAATCCGCCAGCGGGATAATTCCCCTGTGTCCCTGGTAACTCTCCGCCCAACGGTCGGCAAGCCCCACAATATTTTCATAGTAGTGGCCCAGGGCTTTATGGCTCGCGTAGCTCGCCGTCTGCAAATGAAGGAAGTGCGTCGCGGTAGCTGAATGCAGCAAAACACCTACGAATTCGGCAGCGTCCTTGTGGCTCATTGCGGCGTTAACCTTAAATTGGGCAGGATGATTGCAGTCGTAGCATCTCCCAGCGCAAACCGCTCTGTCAACTGCCGTTCGGGCGGGTAAACCAAGATGCGATGTGTGAGATCAATTTGCATCGCATTCCAGACCCCTTTTTCGATTCCCTCAAAATCATCAAGGGTGATGATGGTGTTTGGCGTGAACAGGCGCTCGAGGTGCGGCTTGTCGTCCGGCTGTAGTCGCCCGTCCAGGTGTAACAGGTCAATTTTGCCATCTAATTTGCTGAACATTTCTGTGGAACTCCCGTGGTATTGCGTGATCTTGGTTGCGATCGGGAGTTTGAAATTGTGCGTCATGTCGCAGGTATGCGTTTCCGCACCTAAACGCGACAACACAAACGTTGATTTGCCGATATAGGTGCCAATTTCGGTTACCACTTCGGGACGGTAATAACGCACCACAGCCCAAAGTGCGATGAGCGAGGCGTGATTAGTGCTGCCGGTTTGGCGGGCAGGGTCGAGCTTTTCTAACCCCTCGATGATGTGCCAGGGCAGATCTGGCAGGTCAGCGAAAAGGGTGTCCCATATTGCACGGGATAGACGCTTTCGGTTCACGTTTAGCATATATTCTCCTGATGTTTGTCTTTTTCCACGTTGGCGACGACATCGCCATGCCTACCGCAATGGTCTTTTCCATTCGCGCCCACAACCCGGATGCGACCATTATCCAAGTCACAGACGGCTATACCCCTGTCGTGCCTGGCGTCTCGAGGGCGTTCGTCACCCAGGGCAATCGGCAGTATTTGATGCAATGGCGCACCAATGCGTTTGCCGAGCTGGGGCTGGTTGAGCCGGCGTTTTACATGGACACCGACATGATCGTGCGTCACCCGCTTAACGCCGAGGCGATCCTCGAGGGGGCAGTTGCCATGACCCGGCGCGAATTCAACCGTGATGCCGTCTTTAACCCGCGGCAACGCGGCCAGGACTTTAGCGAATACACCGGCAAGACCCTTGATGAGATCTACCCTTACGTCGGCTGCTGCACGATTACAGCTGATTGGGGCGTGTGGGCGGATCTGGCCGAGATGTATAACGTCCTGCCGGATAAGTTTCGCGTGTGGTACGGCGACCAGGAAGTGCTGCGGGAGTACGCCAAGCGTGTCCCTGTGCAACACCTCCCAGAATCGTACTATGCCTGCCTGCCGGAGTTTCTCGAGCAACACCCTGACCCTGCCATTGTCCATTACAAGGGCGCCCGTAAGGCTTTAATGCTCAACGGAGCTGCTCCGGCTTAATTGCAGCCAGGTATCGCTCCATCAGCTCGCGCACCGTAGCCTCGGGATCTCGAGCAACGTAAAACTCCCCGCGGGGTTCAAACACTTGCCGGAATCGCTCCTGGCTCGGGCGTAGCTTTCCTTTTTCGACTTTGATTTCGACCCAGCAAGTCCAAGGCACCCCGTCCGGCAGCAGCCTGACGACGAGCCGATCGGGAACGCCGCCGTTTGAGGCGAAGTCTAGAACGGTGAACCCTGCTGCGTGTAGCGCCCGGCCAATAAGGCCATCGTTCGCATCCCGCCTCGCCTTGTACCTCACGCCTTGCCTCGTTGATGCAGCGGCCTAACCAGATAATCCACCACGTTCTATTGCTCCGCTTTAACTCTGGCACGAAGTCTCTCCACAGCCTTTTCACCCCACAACTGGCGTACCAGCCCAATCGTATCTCTATCCGACAGCACGGCAGCAGCGCCAGCCTCTCGGATCAGTTCAGCGACCCTATCACGGTTGACCTCAACGCCTCTGGCTAACTGTGCGTCGTAGAACTTTAAGCGGTTTAGCGGGGATTCCTGTACTGCGGAATTCCACATGGCCTGATTGGAGTGGAACTGGTGTTCTAGGTTGTGACTGGGTTTAGGCTTTTCCGGTTGAGCTTGTTTAGTCGGAAAGTAAGTGAATTCATCTCCCATA